CCATTAGTTCATACCTGGCACTTTGTTCCAGAATTCAAAGTCTATGGTTGCTGCGTTAGAAGCATTTTGACGGATGACTTGAAATCCTGTAACTTCATCTCTGGATCTTAAAACGATAATATCGCCTGCCGCCCATTGCCTGCCTTTAGTTGTAGTAGGTGCAGTTCCATCCCTTGTCTCAACAACAGGATTAGTTCTGACATACCCCTCTGCATAGTTAGCCTGATCTGGAACTGTCAAAGACGTTGCCGAATCAGTAACAGCATGAGTTACTAAAGAACTAGGAATGGGAGAAAAATTATTCTTAGCCATTACCTTTTCCTCTGTTCTGGTTATTGCCAGAACTTCTAGGAGCTTCACGTTCAGCGAGCAATCTTATGGCTTCTGCCAGATTATCCTGACGTTCTAGTTCCCTTTGTTTTTCTTTTTGTAGTTCGTCACCGTTAATGGTTGCCCATTCTCTACGGTGTCTTTTTTCCATGTGTATTCTTAAATCATGAGAAGCTACGATGTTTGCTTTACGACATACAGGAAGTCCCATAGAGTTATATTTTTCTCTGTTGGGATCATCTGCATGTAACATACATTTAATTTTGCCTTTGGAAGGTTCTAGGCCTTCAGGCTTTCTTGTAGTAAATGCGTATGTTCCGTCTTCATGAGTTTTCTGTAGTTGCTGTTCAAGCATATTTCTATTAACTGTGCTTCGATCTCCTGTTCTTGTGTTGTAAACATAGACATAGCCGGCACTTCTTAATTCAGTTGCCGTCATCTGTATTCCGTTTGCACTACCAATAGGAGTTCCGACTTTCATATTGCCCGGTTCCTCTGCCTGTTCTGCATCTCTTAACATTTCATGTACTGAAGGTTCGTCAGCCATTACGTTCGCTCCTTTTTAAAGAGGGGACCAAATGTACTTTGCCCTCTCTTCCACTTGTTTTTCTCTTCCACGTTGTCCCAGAAGATTTTGTTCCAGTCTCTGGGCTTAACTTCAGTTTTGGGCGGTGGTTTTAAATTCATGTCCTGTGCTAGACGAATTGCTTCTTCCACCGTATATAGACTTTCACCGCCGCCTTTACCGTCAGGTACACCACATATAAGTTGGAATTGCTCACCGAAGAGTCTTGCGTCTCCGATGTCTCGTTCCATCCTTACTTTCCGGTCACTTCTAATAACCGTTATTGCCTGGTACCTTCTCAGTCCTTTGGAATCAGGACCCATCCTATTCATCTCAGAGAGGTAATAGCACGGCTCATGACTCCAAAGTTCCGATGTGGCTAGTTCAACAAGTTTTGCCACTTACCTCTCCTAAATGGTGAAGTCTCTAGCACTTCTTACATAGAAGTAATCAACATCCATGGTTAGTGCTGTAGTTGTTTTTGCTTCGACAACCAGAATTACTGCCATATCAACTGATGTTGAAACAGCACCTGTTTTTGTCTGCTTTAGAACACCATCGATATACCATCGGCATGTTCCGTTCTCTGCAATTTCGAGTCTCAAAATCTGAAACTCTCCTGCAGTAGCTACATCATCTGCATCTACGTTAGTAGAGGTGGTTTCACCTGTTGTGGTTCCACCGTTATAGATCATGTGCCAGTCTGTTGCGTCTGTTAGTTCTGAGCAAAATAAGAAACCTGCACCGTCAGATGCTGTAAGAGTTATAGTTGTGCCATTGCCGTGAAAGACATCATCTTCTAGAGAAACGGTGTCTGTATTGACATCGCTTAATCCAAAGAATACTTCTCTGTTAGCAACTGCAGGTAACCGAACTCTAGCTTCAGCAACTATGGTTCCCATGTTTCCTACGTCAAACATGGTTGCGGTAGAAACACCGACTGCATGCTTGTCTTCGTTTGTGGTAGTGAACTGTGCAACACCATTTACTCCGTCAGAGTCTAGTGAGACTATCCCGGAGTCTGTTTCTGCAAGTCCGTCACCAATTACTCGTAAGGATCCGATATTTCCAAACGCATTAGTTAATGCGACAGGAACTTCTGCCCCTACGAAATCTTCAAATATTTCAATTTGACCCTTTGGTCCTTGAACTGTAGCCATTTTCTTTTTCCTTCTGAAGCTCTAGCTCCAATTGCCTTATACGCTTCCTGTAGGGAGCGACTACTTCTGATATATTTCCTGTTTTACGAGGTACGGCAGCAAGATTTTCAATCCTGTTATCTGCCATATCTCCATTCATGTTGTGTACAACCCAACCTTTAGGAATGGGGCCATGCTTTTCAGACCACGCTTTCCTTCTAGCATTCATTAACTCGTTGGGGCTGTAGCATCTGCTATAACTTCATATAGCCAGTTACCTGCAGACCTTTCACCATATGCGAATTCATCGTAGTGATACATTGCTGTAGCACCTCCACCGAGTTCAGGCATTCGCTTGGTCTCGATGTATGGTGATCGACCTTCTACAAGTACTAGAGCTGCCTGTGAGAAAACTCCGCCTTTAGCGTCATCATCACCGTCAATGGATATGTTTCCATCTTCATAGAGTCTTGCGCCTGCGATAGTTCCTCTGTAGCGGTTCTGGTAGGCTTCAACAGATATTCCATCTGTTAATGGCGCACCACTTGTACTTGCGTCTAGACCTGATGCTATTAATTCGTCATCAATGTCTTTTAAGCAGAATCCATGGTGAACTGCGTGTATTGGAACATTGGCAGGAGCAGGCTCTGTTGTATTCGATGTAATTCGATATGCAGCAGCGGCTAACTCACCGGAATCAAGGGCGTTTCCTGCAGCTCCAAGCTGTGTAGTAGCGCCGTCTATTGCGGTAATTCCATCCTGGTCTTTCTTTCGCTCAATAGCGTTTTGTGCCAATGACCCTGTCTGAGCGTAAGCATTGGAGCTTATTCTCATTGCAACACGGTCTGTTATAACTGTGTGAACTCCGACAACTGTAGGTGTAATGGAGAACAAAGTGTCTTCCATTTGCTGTGGGTTATCTAGTTCTGTGTTTTCTGATACAGCCTGTGCGCTAAGTTTCGCCATTGAAACTTCGTTCCAGACAGTACCGGTATTTTCGTCAAGTCTTTGCCTATCTACTAGGTTAGGCATTACGCCCGCAAATTCTCTTACAATTCGAGCAGAAGCTATCATTGTAGGAATCGAATCAGCGAGAGCATCTGTGGTTGTATTCCCTGATGCCATAATTAAACTCCTAATTTAATCTATATGCGGATTCCCTGCTTTCTAAGCACTTCAGCCGCTTGTGCTATTTCTTCTCTGGAAACCGAGGTATTAGAGTCGCCCATTCTGGTTAGTAGATTGTTTGCACTTGCGTTTGACGGAGCTGATGACGTTGAATCAAGATCCAATGTATTTAGTCCGTTTTCCTCTGCAAACTTTCTAACCCGATCTTCGGCGGCTTTAGTTAGCTGATCTTTTTCAGTTAGCCTACGGTCTCTTTCTATTCTTCTCATGGTTCTATTGAATTCAGCATGAGCCTGATAGATACCCGCCAAATCCTGCTTTTCATATGCAGGACTCCATAATTCCCGAAATGCTGCTAGTTCAGGTGCAGTCATTAAATCAAGACCGCTTTCTGTAACTATTTCTTCTATTTCGGCAATAAAGCTATTTGCAGTTCTCGTGAAGTTATTGGTAGCTTTCCGGGTTGCAGCGTTTGCTTCAACCTTTTGTAAGTCTTCCATATATGCTTCTTGATCCTGCGTGCTTTGGTGGCGTATTAACGCTTGGACTGTATCTACTAATGTCGCCATATTGTCAGAGAGTTCGTCAAATTGAGGATTCTCTTTTTGTTGACTTCGTAGCCGACCCTGAAGAGCCTTGTTGTCATTTTCAAGTTTCTTCAGTTGCGTTTGCAGAGTTTCAATAGTGGGCTGTTGTGCATTTGAGTCTTCCGGAGATGTGGTTGCAAGGCCATCAGCTACGGGAGTCTGTTGCTCAAGAGTTCCAGTTCCTTCTACTTCTGCTTCTACTGGCGGGGTTGTCCCATTAGCTGTGCCGTTAGCTGTGCCATTATCGGAAAAGCCCGCCGTTTCGTTTTGTAATGTCATTAAAGCACTCCTGTGATTTAATCATTTATTTGATTGTAGCAATTATTTTTATTTGATCAAAATTATTTCTGTCATTTTAGGCAAAAAAAGAGTATCCCTACCTAAAATCAGGGTTTTGAATTAAAAATTCCTCTATATATAATTGAATATCTTGACGTCTTAAGACTGTTCCGCCTTGTTCTGACCTCATATCTCTAATAGCTCTTCTGACATCTCTGTTCAAACTTTTATCCATATAGCCCCATTTATAAAGAAGGGCATCAATAACAAAATTATCTCTTCGTAATATTTTTTTTCTTTTTTCAATTGTTGCTTGAATTCCTCTTAATTTTCTTCTGTCTTCTCTAGTCCAATTAAGGCTTTCAACTGCTCCTTTTTCCATGTCTGTTCGAGTTCCATCACTTTGGCTACTGTAAAAATCGTATTTTTCTTTAAAATTTTCTTCTTCAACAACGTCATCTGTTATGCCCCAATATTCTTTTAAAGTTTCTCTGTCACGATCAAGTTCTTGTTCTATAGGCGTTTTATTTGCTCGAATATATTTGCGAATATTTTCGTATTGTGGACCTACTATTTCTGAATTTTGTAATTGTGCAATTCGTTTTTCTTGTTCATCAAAATCAAATTCACCAGTAACCGGATCGTCCAATCCTGGTTCACTCATAACTTTAAAGTATTCATTAATTGCTAAATTAAAAGCGTTTTCTGACGGATCCATATTGTCAAAATCGTCAAACATATCGTGGTATTTTGAACCTTCAGCTTCAAAACTTTCTAACTTATCGTAGTATTCTTTGTTTTGAGCAGCGATAATATTTCTAAGTATTTCGCCTGTTCCGTGTGTATCATATGAACTTTGAATGGTTTGATTTTTTGTTTCTCTAAGTTGAAACCTTTCTGCTTTGTATTCTGAATATATGTTTCCTTGATCTAAACCTTGTTCCATAGCTTTTTCTTCTAAGTCTAGAATTTCAGGATGTCGTTCTTTAGCGTAATTTTGAAATAATAAACTAAGATTATTTTTACTAGCAGGAAATTTTGGTCTTGCTTCTGGGTTGTCTGGATTTACATGTCCCAATTCAGCGAGTTTTTCAACTGAAGTTCTAAACCATAAATTTTCTTCTATTTTTCTAATTTCACTATTTGGTCTTAAAGGACTTGATCTACCACCTAAAAACCCAAAAAGTGAACCAGGAAAATCATCACCTTCTAAAATTCCTTG